CAGCTACCACTCTGTCGGCCAGGGGCTTTTTCTTTCGGCCTGCACCAGACCTTGCGCCGCCTCTGGCTGTACCGTCTTTCGCCATACCTGCACCTTCTTTCATACTTTTTAACGTTTCAGGGGTTAATACCCTGTTTGAAATCGGATTTTTGCACGTTTGACCCCGGCACCGTTGTCCTGTTAGGAGGTTCCTAGAGATTTAGACCGCCCCTCCCGGTCACCGGTGGAGGTCGTGCTAGTCGATTTCAAAACTTATTTCTTTTTCCTTGTTACATTGTTTGTCATCAAGTTCCACGACCTTCACAAAGATTTATTTCTCTTTGTCATAAAAAAGAAAAGACACAAAGCAGTAAGCGCTTGTGCCTTCAAGGGCTCTTAGATTTTCTGGCAGCTCGTTTCGTCACGCTGCTTTAATTCTCTGTGTTTGTCTTTGCATCTTTGTTTGCCTTGTTCCACCTGTCTCCACGCTCAGCATGTATCTGACTGTGGCAGCTCTTGCAAAGCGAGATAAGATTTCGTCTGTCGTGAGTTCCACCTTCAGCTAAAGGTATTTTATGATGGACCTCTTCGACGGGTACCAGGACACCTTTCTCATAGCAAAGCTCACAAAACGGATGCTGCTTTACATAGCTGTCTCTGATCCTCTTCCAAGCTCGTCCATACCTACGGTGTACAGCAGGGTCCCTGTCGTACTTCTCATAGCGGGCGTTTTCTTTTTTCTCATGTTCGTCGCAGTACCTTCCATCCGTAAGATTAGGACATCCCGGAAAGGCACACGGCTTCTTTGGCTTTCTTGGCACTTTTCTTTTCACCTCCCGAATCTTAAACGAAAGGATGTACCAAAGCTGCTCTAAGGTTCCAACCTTTCGATAACTCATGTCTACCTCCATATAGGACCAGGGTCATATTTTTGGAGGCTTGGGAAGTCTAGCCGTAACCCCCACCCCTGGGGTCCTAGCATGAAAAAAGCTCCGGTAGGTTTGTGCCTTCCGAAGCTTTCATTCTTTCTTGCTGATTATACTATAACATAATGTGCACATGGGCATTTCCGCTCAAACCCGTGCAATTTTAAATAGTTGTAGCATTTTCCGGTACAACGAAGTGGCTTAATGCTTTGTTGTGCCATCTGCGAACAGTGCTCTCATCCACGTACATGAGATCAGCGATTCTAGGCCAGGTGAAGTTCTTAATGTAACGGAACTCCAAAACCAACCTCTCATCACTGTTTTCCATGTTCTCTATGGCAGCTTGCATCTCTGTTTTTAGCTTAAGGTGCAGTTCGAGCTTGGCATTCAGCTTGTCCTCGTATTCCATAATCTTGTAGATGGTCTTAACAAATGGTGCCTCTGTATTCCTTGTGGAATTGAAATGCTCCTCAAAGCCAGGTGACGATACGCTGCAGGCAAGTCCCTGCCAGTATTCGATATCCATCTTTATCAGCTTGATGATCTGCTCCAAGCGGTATCCCTGCTTCAGATATTCTTTTGCTGTCATGATCCGACCTCCTCTTTTAATCTTTCGATGAGGTACTCCGGATCAACGCTTGTCAGCACGCTGTACCATTTGCTTCTGAAGAAACGCTCACAGTCGTCTCTTAGAATAGCTGCTGCCTGGTTCCTCGGATTCTTTCTTAATTTCTTTAACGCATCACGGTAGTCCTTAACTGCACCAAGGACTATCGCGTTTGCGAGATCTTCATAAGGATCACTACTTCTCATCATGAGTACCTCCGGTTTTGTTAATCCTCGGATTGACTCTGATTGACTCGGCCAGGGAACCCCAGCTCATTTACAGTTGTGCCTTGACTGCATCAATTAAAGCAGTCTGGCTTTTTTCTTTTCTGGACAGTGCATCCAGAATGTTCTCATCAATGGTTCCGTCACACACGATGTGCTGTACCACAACGGTGCTGGCCTTCTGGCCCTGGCGCCAAAGACGTGCTACCACCTGGTCATATAATTCCAGGCTCCAGTTAAGGCTGAAGAACACCATCGTGTTACCGCCCTTCTGGAGGTTGAGTCCGTGGCCGGCACTCGCAGGATGAATTAATCCAACCTGAAACTTGCCCTCGTTCCACATCTTGATGCTGCCCTCAGAAGAGATGCGTGCATACTCAACCTTTAACTGGTCCAGGTGCTTAGTGATCCTCTCCAAGTCATGCTTGTACCAGTAGCACACAAGGATCGGTCCCTGTGCCGCTTCGATAATATCCTCAAGTGCATCCAGCTTCTTGTCATGAATGGTTACGGAACTACCCTCATCGGAATACACGCATCCGTTTGCCATCTGGCAGAGCTTGTTGGATAAGGCCGCAGCATTGGCAGCAGTGATATCTTCACCTTCCAAATAAGGAATGATCATGTCATGCTTCATGGCCTCGTACTGCTGTCTTTCTGAATCATCCATGTACACCGGGTACTTAAGGCTAAGAAGCTCCGGCATATCCAAATGGTCCATCGCCTTCATGGAAACGGTGATGTCGCTGATCTTTTCGTAGATGCGTTCCTCAGCTCCGGGAAGCAGCTTATAGGAATACACGATTTGTCCGTTCATGCGGTCAGGCCTGAAGTAGTTCAAACGGTACTGGCCAATAAAGCGTCCCAGGCGCTCGCCCATATCCAGGCACTTGAATTCTGCGAACAAGTCCATCAATGAGTTGCTGGCGGGTGTACCTGTAAGTCCAACCACACGTTTGAGCTTTGGTCTAACTTTCATGAAGGCCTTAAATCTCTGGCTGCTCCATGACTTAAAGGAAGAAAGCTCATCAAGCACGCACATGTCAAAATCGAACTTGTACCCGCTCTTGTTGATCAGCCAGCTAAGGCAATCGCGATTCGTTATATAGATATCTGCCTTCTTAGCAAGTGCTGCCTTCCTCTCTTTTTCTGTTCCCACCACTACCGAATAGGTAAGGTTTTTGAGGTGCGGCCATTTGTTGATTTCTTCCGGCCAGGTGTTCTTTGCTACTCGAAGCGGTGCAACGATAAGAACCTTACTGACCTCAAAGCTCTCATGGATTAAGTGCTCTATGGCAGTCAGGGTAATTACCGTCTTGCCCGCACCCATAAATAAGATGACTGCTGCAATCGGGTGTTCCAGCAGATAGTTGATTGAAAATTGCTGATAATTATGTGGCTTGAATTCCATCAAGGATACCTCCAATCTGCTCTGGGTTATCCAGAACGAATACTTTTATTCCTAAGGCTCTTAGCTGCCGGTGCCTTTTTACCTGAAGCGGGCGGGGAGTCTTTCCGGGAGCCTTTACCTCCACCATGCCGACTTTCCCATCCGGTAATATGACAATTCGATCGGGCCAACCCGAAGTACCAGAATTCCACTTCTCACACAAGCCTCCACGCAGCTTGACCTCTTTTATTAACTGGCTTTCGATGCTTTTCTCTCGCATGCCTGCCCTCCATCAAAAGTTTCAAAGGTGGAGGTCGTGAACCTCATTTCCTAAAACTCCCTTATAGCAATTTTTCTGAAAAAATCTCTCTATAGGGACTTTTATGTATAGACTTACACGACCTCCACACATTGATAATTTCATTTTGAGAAAGGTTTTGGTTTCAGCCTCCACGACCTCCACTTACACCTTTCCCATAAAACAACTGTGGAAAAAGACCTCCACGACTTCCATTTACTGCAAGAAGTCCTGACCCTCGCAGAGCTTGAGACCCACGACCACATTTGCCTTATTGGTTCTGCGCCTGTTGATACCAGCCTTCTCCATAGCGCTATAAAAGTCTGTGGTACTACGGATATACTCGCCGTTGGTCATGCAGTAAGCACGGTAGGCCTGATAGACATCACCGGACTTTTCCTGATATGACGGATCAAGCTCACAGCACTCGTCGATGAACTGGCCAAGCCAGTCGTTATCCTCGCGGTAAGCCTGAATGGCATCTACCACTACCTTCGGCTCCGCAATCTTGAAGTCTGCAGCAATGGCCTTCTTAGCACCTTCGATAATCCAGCTCATGATGTAGCCGCCGGCCTTGGCATACAGATGATCAGCAAAGTTCTTCACGTCGCTCTTTCCGGTAATCTTCGCATTGAAGGGAATGACCACCAGACGACGCCAGATGCCATCATCATTAGCTCCGACCTTAGGCAGGTGGTTGGTATAGAGCACCAGGGTATGGGAAGGAACGAAAGCAAACGGGTCTTTGTACTTCTTCTCAGCCTGTATCTCATCGGTCGAGCAGAGCTGCTTTACCGTTGCAGTATTAAGACGCATGCCCTCTTCCATTTCCGATGCAATGATGAGACGCTTGCCCTTAAGCTCAGCCATTTCCGGCTTCACGTTTCTCTTGCAGTTCATGGTGAGTGCTTCTGCTGAGATCTTTCCTGCATAGTCACCCATGACGCGATAGATAGTGTTCCAGAACGTGGACTTACCGTTCGCACCGCCGCCGTAAGCGATGATCATATGCTCCTGGTAAACCTTACCCACTGCAGCAACGCCGACTGTCATCTGTACATAATCGATCAGTTCCTGGTCGCCGCAGAAGAAAGTATTAAGAGCTTCTTCCCAGAGTGCTTTTCCATCTGTGCCAGGGGAACACTCTGTAATCTTGGTAATCAGGTCGTGAGGATCATGCGGCTGCTCTCCAGCCAGACCCTTTGACATGTCATAAGTCGCATACGGGGTATTGATGAGGAACGGGTCACAATCCAGGTCGCTTACCTTAATGGAAAGCATCGGCTTTGCAGCATTCTGTACATTGACCAGGTTCTTATAATTGCGGCATTTCATGACGAACTTCAGATAGCTTTGAGCACTTAACAGGCGAGTAAGCATCTTCATCAGCTCCTCTGTGACACATGCCTTTTCCAGCTCCTTACCACCGCCGCGTACAGTATCTTCTGCCACGCCAGCACCGATGAGAGCATCAATCGCAGACTTCACTGCGTCCTGTGCATCGGCAAGCTGCAGATCAAGGAATTCCTCAGCGGCACCAACGGCCATCTGCTTGTCTTCTCTCCAGCACTCGCCATCAAAACGAAGGTAGTCGGTAGCACTGGTGTATTTGAGCTCTTCGCCATACTCTCTCGCCAGGATCTTCGCTTCACCGATGTCGGAGAAGTCATCCGGCTTTAAGGAAGCAGCACCGAACTCATCGTTGTACTTGTCAGGCGGGATATAGCCGTCCTGGGTAACAACCTTCTTATTGAAGAAACGAACTGCACTGTTCCAGATGGTATCGAGCTCTTCCTTATCAAGAGGCGGATCGCACTTCTTCGCGTGTTCATCGAACACCTCTCTGGCCTTGCCGTCCGCATTGCCGTAACGCTTTAAGACCTTACCTGCAAAAAGACTCATGGTCTTATTACGGCTTCCTTCCATGATGGGACCGGAACTACTGATGCCATCAAAGTCATCCTCCGGCACATCCTCTAAAAGGTTGAACTGCTCGTCCACCGTAAGCCACCCATTATGTACCACCACTTCGCTGCAGTTGGCACCGAAGATAAATCTTGCTGCATCCAGCGCGTTGTCATCGAAGAACGTGAACTGTGCCTGCAGAGCTTTCTTCATATCTGCATAGAGAACCGCACTGGTACATTCCTCAATCGGGAAATAGATATGGTAGCGGGGTCTTGCAGACTTGCCATCCTTCGGGAGCATGTGGTGACGGCTTGCAGCAAGCATGTAGTCCACGTCCGGAAACATGGCATCCAGCTTTTCTGCCGTGATCCACTCGTCCTCGATTTCCGAATGGTCATTATCAATATCCATGACGATGACATTCGAGCGGATGAAATTATCAACGTTTCTATAGTTGCCTTTGTATTCTGCGCAAACATGGTCCTTAGCTACTGCCGCAAGCAGCTCAGGCTCTGTTGATACATCTGCCTGATTTGGATAGCTGCAGTTGGCTGCCTGTCCGACGCAGTTTGCGGTAAACAGTGTTATACGCATCCTTCTGCCTCCTCGATCTGATCTTCCAGGGTGTTCACGATGAACTTGAGCGCCTTGATAATGGTAGTAAGTTCACAATCACCGCCGAGAACCACTTCGAGCTCAGAGGCATCACCGAATCTGTCTTTCTTCACATTGACGCGAAGATCAGTACCGCCTTCATCCTTGATCTTGAAATAGGTACGACTGCCATGACCGGAGTCACCACCCTGATAACCATTCGTGCCGGCCTTCACCGAGATCACGTTCGCACTATAAATCTCGCGTTCTCTTGTCATAACGGGAATGGAACCGTCGACAAGTACACAGCCTTCTTTGTAACCGATCATCTTGATACCTCCTGTAATCCATCCGTAAAATAACGGGTTTTAATCTTTCTCTTCTTGGCCTTGTCGATCTCAGCCTGCATGCCCGGCGAGAAGTTCTCACCAAACACCCAC